TTCCAATTACCGCTGTTGCGATTACCGCTGTTCCAATTACCGCTGTTGCGATTACCGCTGTTCCAATCACCGCTGTTGCGATTACCGCTGTTCCAATTACCGCTGTTCCAATTACCGCTGTTGCGATTACCGCTGTTCCAATTACCGCTGTTCCAATTACCGCTGTTGCAAAGACCTGCATTTCCTTTTCCAAGGTTGACTATTCTTAAAACATCTTCCCAACTGATTTCTTCAACAATCTGAATCTTGTTGGTGCAACATTTGCTGTCATCTGATTCTTCATCAATTTCACCCAATGCAATAACCTTTGCAACTTTGTTGTCAGGATTGAATGGATAATAATTGAAGCAGTCCTTTAATTCTTTACAAAAATGAAATCCTCTGTTACAACAAGAAGGTGTGACATCTTCTTCAAATGTCTTTCCTACTTCATATTGAAATCCCCTGCATGTCCAATCAGGTTCAAAAACTTTATAACCTTCCATAATGTTCTCCTTTCTATGACACAGTGATTCCTGTGTGTTCTGTGAATTTTTGTGGACTAATGTAATAAGTCCATTGTGTTGACATCTTAACTGCATAACCAAAAGGGAAGATTCCCTTCTGAAGACCTATTCTGATGAACTGTTCTGACACATTCATCAGTTCTGCAACTTCTGAAACTGATATTCTATTCTTCATAATCATCTGTGTCAGTGATTTCAAGGAACTCTTTAATTCTCTGAAGCTGTTCCTGATTGGTTCTTTTACCTTTCAGCAAATCAGATACATAAGAAATTGTGATTCCTAATTCATTTGCAAGGTCTGTCATTGTCATATCCCTATCAATCAATGCATGTCTGACCTGCTTTTCAAATTCTGACATCATTTTCACCTACCTTTCTTATATAATTTGTTCAGCAAGTGCGTAAAAATTCAGCATAAAATATTGACAAATTGCTGAAGATGTTCTATCATATGAAGTACCACCAACATATATTTAAAACATCAAGCGACTTTTGTTTATATCAGTCTGCTGAATTAGTTCTGCACCTGACACTATGTATATTAGCAGTTCTTCAGCAGTTTGTCAACACTTTTCGCTGAATTTATTCTGCACTTTTTTAAGAAAGGGGAATTGCTATGGAATTTATAGACAGAATCAACCAATTATGTAAGGAAAGAAAGATTTCAAAAAGACAGTTAGAAAGGGAAGCAGGTCTTGGTGCAGGGTCTTCATCTAAATGGAAGACATTCACACCAAATAATACAACTATGACCAAACTTGCAAATTACTTTGGTGTTTCAATCAGTTATCTGACAGGTGAATCAGAATATAAATCTGAACAAGAAGCAATGTGGGATGCACAGTATAATTCAGAAGCATTATCAGATGAATCAACAAGGATTGAAAAAGGATGCAGGATTCCTGTTCTTGGTCAGGTAATTGCAGGAATTCCAATTGAAGCTATTGAAGAAGTATTGGATTGGGAAGAAATACCATTCAGACTTGCACAGACAGGTGAATTCTTTGGTCTTCAGGTCAAAGGTGATTCCATGTCACCAAGAATGCAAGCAGGTGATGTTCTGATTGTCAAACAACAGTCTGATGCAGAATCAGGTGATATTGTGATTGCACAAGTGAATGGTGACAGTGCTTGTGTGAAGAAGCTGTTGAAACAGGATGATGGAATTGTTCTTCAATCTTTCAATCCTACATATGCACCAATGTACTTTTCCAACAAGGACATCATTGAAAAGCCTGTTCAAATCATTGGAAGGGTCATTGAAAACAGACAGAAATTCTAAGAAAGGATGTGATGATATGCTGAATCTTTTTAAGAAAAAGAAGAAAGAACCAAATCATGATATGTTAAATCATTTAGATGAAAATGGTGAACTTCCTTGGGGATGGATATATGCAAATAAAGATTTCTTAAATAAAATTGAAAATGAATATTCCTATTTCTTGAATTCATGGTGTAATGCCCTTGGAAAATCACCAAAAGAATTAAGACCTGCCTTAAAATCATTTGTTATATATTTGAAGGATTGTGAAAAACTGTGTGAAGAAAAAGGTGAATGCTTTGATTTTTGGTTTCATAATATTTTGACAACTAATGATTATATTTCAAAAAGATGTGATGAACTGAATGAATTAGAATCAAATTTTGGTAATCTTCAAAAAGATTATGAAAATAAGCAAAATCATATTTTAGAACTTCAAAGGAAAATCCAAGAAATGAAACCTGCTGTTGTTCAGACACTCATTGAAAATGACAACATACTTCAATCAGAATTTTGGAAATTATTTAATACAGAAGACCAAGATGCTGTTAAAGAAATAGTGTATTCTTTAAGAAAAGAAGGAAAGATTGAAAGAACAAAATCAGGAAGAAGTTTTATAATTCACTATATACAATGATAATTGTTCGTGCTGTTCTAGGTGTTCTTTGTGTTCTTGGTGTTTTATCTATAATACTTTTAAGAAAATAAAGATGAAACACTAAAGGACTAAGAAAAATATAAATATATATAGTAGTATACAACCAAGAACACCAAGAACAGAAGAACACCAAGAACAAAAAAATAAGACCCAACTATTGGAAGTAGTCAGGTCTTATCAAAGGATTGTGCTATACACACAAATTTAACCAAAATAAGTATAACACAACCCTTTGTTAAAGTCACCCAATTTTAAGAAAGGATGTGTTTATTTATGCGTTTACCAAATGGTTTTGGAAGTGTTTATAAGTTATCAGGGAACAGAAGGAAACCTTGGGTTGCAAGAAAGACAACAGGATGGACATTTGATGAAGAAAAACAGAAGTCTTATCCAATATATGCTTTTGTTGGATATTATGAAAGTAGAAAGGAAGCATTGACCGCCCTTGCAGAATACAACAAAGACCCTTATGACTTGCACCATAACACAATAACCTTTGCTGAAGTATTTGAAAAGTGGTCTGAAGTGCATTTTCCAAAGGTATCAGAATCAAATGTGAAAGGATATAAAGCATCATTCAGGACATGTGAGAAATTACATAACATGAAGTTTGTGGAAATCAAACTTGACCACCTGCAACAAGCAGTTGATGAATCAGGGAAGAACACACCAACACTGAAGAAGATGAAAATCATGTTTGGTCTGATGTATGATTATGCTGTCATGCATGAAATTGTAACTGCTGATAAAAGGGACATGGTCAGATATGTTGATATTACTAAGGCAGGAAACCCAAATGCATACAACAGGAAACCATTTAACAAGAAACAAATCAACATGGTTTGGAAGGTCAAAGATTCTAATATATATTATTCTGTTATCCTGATACTGATATATACAGGTGTCAGAATTGGTGAATTGCTTGACCTGAAGAAAGAAGATGTTCATCTTGATGAAAGATGGTTCTATGTAAGGGAATCAAAAACAGAATCAGGAATCAGGGAAGTTCCAATTGCTGAAAAGGTTGTTCCATTCTTCCAATATTGGTTAGACAGGGATTGTGAATATCTGATTTGCACACCTGATGATAAGCATTTTCTTTATAGAAACTACTATGATTCATATTGGACACCATTGATGGAAGAATTGAAACTTCAGCATAGACCACATGACACAAGACACACTTGTGTGTCACTGCTTACTGAAGCAGGTGTTGATGAAAGAATCATCAAAAAGATAGTTGGTCACAAGGGTCAAGGTGTCACAGAAACAGTTTACACACATATTGAATTACCATTCAAACTTGAAGCTATAAATAAGATATAAAACAAAAGACCTGATATAATAAATCGTTATATCAGGTCTTATTTCTTAATAGTAATAATAGAAGAATTTCACCACTTTTCTTGTTTCTAGTGTATAACTATTGTGTTACTATTAGACACAAATTCTTAGATTTTGACAAAAAGAAAAGACCCAAGGAATGTTGAATTTCCTTGGGTCTTCTGTATTCTCTGACAGTCTTGAACTATCTCTTTGAGAACTGTGGAGCACGTCTTGCTTTTTTAAGACCGTATTTCTTACGTTCTTTAACTCTTGAATCACG